CTTCGGTACACGATTGACGTAGAACTGCCAAACACTCCAAAAGCGGGATCGTACAGACAAATCGTAAGCGGCGTTACTAGCTTTAATCGGCACGGAGCCGATCAAAGGTTCGCAAACAAGGCCTCGACTAGTCTGTATAATTCGCCTAAGAGCGTTAGCAGCTCTGATAGTGCTTCCAACATCGATGATCCTTTCCTTGAGGAAGATAGGTCTAACATTACAACCGAAGAACCAATCGGCTCCACAGCTCTCCCGAAAGTATCCGGAGGAGTAAGTCTTGTCTTTGTTAGTGACAAAGCCTGTGTAGTCGAGTACGCGGACAAAGAGCTCATAAGCTTCCACGGGTATGATGATATCGTCCCCGTAGACGCCGATGTTCTCAACTTCGACCCCGACATATTGGCTTGCACCAACGGCCAGGGCGTAGAAGATGAGAGACTCGAGCTCGAAAGTGTAGCCGTTACCCATGGCGGACCACTTCTCGTAAGAGATGGTCTGACCGTCGGGCAAGCGACCGCGCTTATGTCTTACGTCGTCCATTACGCGTGACCAATCGTATGGAAGCAAGTCCCATACGAGTTCGCGGGATACCGTGTCACTAGCCGATGATAAGTCGACTGTGGCATAGCGTCCCGTAACAGATGCGTCACGTGCAAGGGTTTGGTTTCGGAGTTGACTGTTCAGGTCAACTCCGCAGCGCTTCAGACGAGTTCGGATTACGTCGCCGATAGCTTTCTGGAAAAACATATTCAGAGTTGCGGCCACGGTAATAGTCCTATTCGTCTTGGCGTTCTTCGGAACGAAAGTAATACGGTCAGCATCTACGATCGTCGGTTGGATTAGCGCACTAAAGTCAGGCCCAAAAGGCTCGACACCCGCAATAGCTTTTGACCACAGCGGAGTGCATCCAATCAACGGTTTTAGATACTTGAGCGCATCGCGAGTTGCGTCTAGCTCGGAACTGAACTTTTCGCTTAAGCCCGTTTTGCTCCCACGGCAACTAGAAGTCACGCCTGGGCCAAAACCTCCATCGAGCAGGTATGATGGTCGCCAACGTCCGAGGATGTGTGCAATTTTACGCTGAGCCAGAAATAATACTGACTCAACGTCCGGAGTACTAAAAACTCCAGAAGCACGCGCCTTAAGACGGCGATTTGTCTGCCTGCAGATGGATTCCGCTTCAAGAAACTTGCCAAGCGCCACCGCGTCTTTGTCGATCCCCGTAGGAAAATCAGGGAATTTACTGAGATACGATACTGCCTGGTAGTCCCTCTTGAAGCTAGAAGCATTCTGATACTGGAGGGGGTCAACCCTCTTCTCGATCAGCTGAGTATACTCCTTATTTTTCAGGAGCAGGTAACAACTCAGACTGACCGGTGTGTCCAGTGCTTCATAGAGACGGAGAGCACCTCGCTCGGACGTCTGATGTTCAGCCGCACTGAGTCTCGTATTCCACGAGGCTCTGTTTCCACGTGACTGAGTCACTTGAAATCTCCTAAGAACTTCTACTTAAAGACCGGTAAGGTCAGCAAGTAGTTAACAGCGTAGTAGGTACCCGCGAGGGCACCGACAACCAACGTTATGACCAAAGCCAAGTATGCGATAAGCACGCTTAGCTTGAAGATCACGTCGTTGGGACCACCTGGGCGGAACATTGCTCAGCTGGGGACGCGGAAGTTCTCAATGGCATCCGTCACGACGGCATGCGCCAGCAGGTTCTTCGCGAAGGCCAGGAGATCACGACGCTCGGTGAGCGACGCCTCCTGACCCATCACGAAGTCACCACTGAACATGTTCGTGTAGGCGACAGTAGGAGAGGGCTGAATGCCAGACATCGTCGTAGGTGCGGTGACCGCCATAGTCGGAAGTTTGACCTTCAGTGAGACCTTGTATGTCCGGACGTTCGGTCCGGGCAGACGTTGTCCGAGGGTCACGACGGGGTTCCCAATGTAGAGCCCGGAGCTCATTTCATTCCAGGTTGCAAGGGAGCCGTCTGACGAGCGAGCAGCGAAGGTTTTCGACACGGCCGCGTAATTGGCCAGTGTAATGTCGGCAATGCTTGCCATAGGTTTGTCACCAGTAGGTTAGGTAGTTGATTATCGAACTCTGAAAGTCTGTCTCAGCAGCGCAAGCGCTGTTACGACATGATCGACGGAGAGAGGATCCTTTACAACCGGTAGTCTAGGGAGAGGAAAAGCAGCATATACATCGCGCCTGTGGTTCAGAACCTCAGTGCGATAGCTGCCCTCCTTCACCGTGACTTGATGGAAATAAGGGTTCCCGTTGTCGAAGACATCAGCTATTTGCCGAATTCCGTCTCGTTTGGTCCAGTACGTGATGAACCCATCCAAGAAAGTGACGCCCTGCGTAGCCGTTAAGGCTGACAGATAGTCACCAACCGGAAGGGCCCAGTCCACGACAAAACTAAATGGGAGTAGCTCCCAAGCGAGCAAGAGCGGATCGGTAAGTCCCATGTGTGGTACAGTCCCAAAGAGCCCAGTGCCTGTACGAAAACGGAAGGTCACCCTCCCGTTCATCGTGCCAGTACTGGAATCAGCGGTCTTGCCAGTCGAACCGTATGGATAGGTCGAAGCTAGTGCCTTCAGTTAATCTTGTGACGGGCAGTAACGGTAGAGACAGTATAACGATCGCGGTGGAATTCCGCAAGCGTCTCTGCTGCACCGTATATGTCCTGCAAGATCGGCATCCAGCCAAACTTAAACTCCAACCATAGGTTCGCCAGGGCGGAATCGGGTGTGTATCCCCCGACGGTCATGTGGCGGTAACGCTTGCGAACTCTCACGAGTTTGCGTTTGTGCGTCACCACTCCAAGACTTTTAGCCAGTGCTTCAAAGTTTCCAGTTTTAAGCGCGCGACCCGCAAGGATCAGACGCTCGACGCTGGAAGCCAAGAGCTGCACAGACTGTTTCCGCTCACCAAACGCCTGGGCAAGGTTGAACTTCAGGTCTTTAACCTTCAGTAGTGCCTTGTTGACCAGAATGGCCTCCATATC